GAATATCAAGGTGTGCATGAGGTTGAAGTCTCATCACAATACGACCTGGTGTCTCACCTTCAAACAATCCAACAGGAGGTGCCTTGAGTTTGATAACAACCTCGACACATTGATAAGGCATCTTCTTACCACTCATGAAGTAGAAAGGAACACCCTTCCATCTCCAGTTGTCGATATAGATGTCACCTGCAACAAAGGTTGGAGTCACACTCTTAGGATCTACACCCTCTTCACTTTTATATCCCTCATATTGACCAGCAACATATTTGTCACCAAGTCTTGTTGCCGACAATACCTTTGTTTTCTCTCTACGGATTTCGGTTGCATTCATACGACATGGTGCTTCCATCGTAATCAATGCCAGAACCTGTAACATGTGGTTCTGTAACATGTCACGTACTACACCAGCACCTTCGTAGTATTGAGACCGACCCTCACAACCAATGGTTTCAGTTGCAAAGATTTGAACTTCATCTATATACTCCCTGTTCCAAAGTGGTTCAAGAAGTATATTGCCAAACCTTGTAGCAAGAATATTGTTGACAGTATCTTTACCAAGATAATGGTCAATGCGATATACTTGTTTTTCGCGTAGATGTCGCTGAACCACAGACTGTAGATGATCAGCAGATTCAAGATCGTACCCAAAGGGTTTCTCGATAACCACTCTGGAGTGGTCGGGGTCGTCAAGGAATCCCGCTTCTTTGAGATTGATGATAGCATTCTCATAACGTTCTGGTGGTACGGATAGGAAGTAAGTTGTATCTGCACTCTCATCATGAAGATGATTCAGACTCTCTTGGTTGTCGAGATCACATGATACAAAGTCCAACCAATTACAGAACCCTTCTGGATAATCACCAAGATGATGTAACCAAGACTCTTTGGTGTGTTCTCTACGAGACGCACCAACAATCAATATATTCTCAGGAAGAAGTTGTTTCTTCCATAACTCAAAGAGTGCAGGGATAAGTTTTCTTTTACAAAGGTCACCAGTTGCACCGAAAATGACGATGCGTCTAGTGAGCGGTTCCGTTTCCATTGTACTTGTCTGTTTCGTAGTAGTTATTCTCACCTTTTCGTATCCCGAAATAAATTGTGGATAGTACAAAGGGTATGCATAAGATCGCAATTGCATTACCGAACATCATGACCTCCAAACATTGCTCTCATTCCGTTCAAGACTCTGTTTGCGAATCGTCCAAGTTTTCTTGAACCGAATCGTTCGTACAGTGCCGTAGTGATAACAGGAGCGGGTACGCCAAGATCCACAGCAGCGTGGACAGTCCAACGACCCTCACCAGAGTCTGATACTCCACCATCGAACTTGCTAAGCTCTCGATCGCTCCGTAGTACATCAGCGGTAAGATCAAGTAACCAACTCCCAACAACAGAACCACGACGCCATAACTCAGCGACTTCAGCAACGTCAATATCATACTGATAATCTTCTGGATTCTCCATCGGAGCCACCTCAGCATCGCCCTCTTTAACGTAAAACGACCCAAGATCAGCCTCATGCAGGATATTAAAGCCTTCGGCGTACGCTTGCATGATTCCATATTCTACACCATTGTGAACCATTTTGACAAAGTGTCCTGCACCTGGTCCACCACAGTGTAACCAACCATACTCAGCTGATGTGGCTCGACTCATAGGGTCAGTGCGAGAGGCAGATCCGATACCTGGTGCGAGTGCCCTAAAGATTGGAGCTGCAATGGATACTGCAGTATCTGAACCCCCAACCATAAGACAATATCCACGCTCCAAACCATACACACCACCACTAGTGCCACAGTCAATATATTGGATGCCAAGTTTCTCAAGGCGGAGTGCTCTCCTGCGGGAATCCTTAAAATTAGAATTGCCGTGATCAATAATAATATCGCCCTCGCCACAATAGCGTAAAAGCTCATTGAGAGTGTCCTCCACTGTTTCTGCTGGTACTACCATCATGAAGATTCCAGGTCCCCTTTCTTTCACGGTGGTACAAAGGGATTCAATGTCAACAGTTACTCCATCAACATAACCTTTTTCAAAAGCCTCTTGAGCTTTATCGTAGTTACGACGATAACCCCAGACTTCAATACCACTCTTCATCATACGGCGAGACATTCCCTCACCCATACGTCCGAGACCAATTAGACCTACTCTCATTTGATCATCTCCATTGCTTCCTTTAATTCCTGTGCGTGTGTGATCTCATCATTCAAGATTCTAATAATATCTTGATCATTACTATCTTCATACGCAAGATACTTTGCATATGTTTCTGCAGCATGTAATTCTATTTCGTAGGAGAGATGGTAAGCAGACCTAGGAGCCAACCAGTAATAAACCACGTTGACCCAATAGTAGACAAGTACGAGGTGTCTGGCGAAAAAGCGATCCACCCAATAAGTACTACCGCCCCGACTCTCCATGTGTTCCAGATGTTCTGTTTCGTTAAGTGTTTGAGCAAAATGTTCCTCCATCAGATAGATGTGTTCTGGACCACGTAATCCTAAGGACTCTCTTAAATGTAGAACACTTAAGAAAGCAAAGTAAGGTGCTCGAGCTATTTCCTCAAGCACCCAAAACCTTTGGAAGTGTCTCCCTCTATACAGGGAGTCTATGATACCGACCGTGAAATTTAAAAACCAACTATTAAGTTTCGTCATCTTCGTCGTGATCGTAGGTTAATCGACAATCCCAACAGTAGTCTTCTTCCCACTCTGGTTCGTAAAGAGGACAAGGTTCTTCAAAGAGATGTTCCATCCTTAGTTGTTTGATGCGTTCTCTGAGAGACTTGTAGAATTCTCTTTTGTCGTTTGTGTTCATTCGACGTGAACTGTTGCAATCATACCTGCACCCTTGTGGGGTCCACACCAGTAAGTATAGTCACCTGACTCTGGGAATTCAACAGTAAAGTCTTCACCTGGTAACATTGCCAGGGCTTCATGACCTAGTTCTGGATGATCCTCCACGATCACGTTGTGAGGAGGAAGCATGTTGTTGATAAAGTGGACTGATTCTCCAGCGGAGATGGTAACTTCTGAAGGTTCGAATACAAGGTTTCCTTCATATCCCATCTGTACATCTACTGCCCACGCAGGAGCACTGAAGAATAATGTAGCAAGAAGTGCGAAAAAGAACTTCATACTAATTTCTGTAAACTACACTATCTATATCTCTCTCATCGACTTGTAACGGGGATTTGTTTTGACTTCCTGACTTACCATTTCACCAAATTCCGTCACACATTGACCCCATTCCGCTCTTGCATCTGGGGCACCTATTGCTTTTTTCGCCACAAAGTGTGCCACTCCCTCCACAAAGCAGCACACTCATCTGACTTCTTTTGTAAATGTGGTTCCCGATACATCGGAAACTATATCCCTACTACCTTATTATTTATTACATTTTGTAAGAATCATCAGACTTAGCAGGTCCTTGATTTCCAATTTGAAGAGGTGCCTGTTCGATTCTGATTGTCTGGGCAGGGGCAGTTTGGCTTGCTCTTTCGATCAGTTTCTCCATGTCGGATTTACTGATACCACCCGATGCTCCACCACCGTTAGCACCACCATTCTTATTCTTAGCAGTCTGAACTCCGAAGGTAGCCAGCACGCCTGTAAAGACCGATGCGATAAAAGTTGGATCGATCTTACCTTGTGGGAATCCAGGAATCGTCACATAGTTTAATGTTAAGATACCACCAGACCAGATAAGAATACCAAGTCTTACGAAAGTAGAGACGATAGCAAGTTGTTCCTCAGAGTCTTCTGCTTTCTCCTTCAGTTTTCCAAGAGGACCTTTCTTTTTTGGTTCCTCTTTTTTAACTTCGGTCTTTACTTCTTCGGGCATCGGTCACCAGCAAGTATTTTTATTTAGAAAAAAAGGGCCTCACTGAGACCCTTGATATACTGGTTGCATTAAACCTGAGTCTGGTCCATTGTCATCATCATCAACTTCCTCACTCAATAGGGCTGCAAAGATAAACCCTCCTATGAGAGATGTTGCTATGAGTAACATATCGTTCACCATACACCTGGAATGATTTGACCTGTGGTTGCGTAACTACCCATCGCAGCGATCACTCCGATCATTGCTGCCCAACCGTTGATGCGTTCTGCTCTTTCGTTCATTGTTTTTCCTCTTGTGTTTTGTTAGTGATAATAATTTTTTCACCGTCGTGGGTGAATTGTAACTCGTCATCGGGATCCCAAAGTAACTCTTCATATAAATCATCGAGTCTCTGGATATCCCTCCATAGTGCGTCTGGATCTGGCATCGTAATCTTCAAAATAACTTATCTGTACCAAGCAACCATTGTAAATCTTTTACCTGACTTAAGAGGTTTGACCCTATGCATTTTCTGTGAAGGGAAGACAATGAAGTCTCCCTCATCAAATTTGGTGGTGTAATTTTTTCCAGTTCCAGTTTTGATTTGGAACTCTCCACCATTATAGTCAGATTTTTTTGATAGACAATAGACTAAACTTAGTTTTCTTGTACCCTTTGGAATGAGTTTATCATCTTGGTCGGAGTGCCAACCATAGTGACCTCCTTTACCCTCATACCTTGTGAATTGAATGTGGGTTTGCCAATCAGTCAATTCCAAGTTCCAAATCAGACTATTGACATTATGAAAAATTGATTCAACAGTCTGAGTAATGTAATTGGGTTGATGAACACTCATGTAGGAAAAGGTAACTTTTCTATCTTCAATGTATTGGTCATTCCAACGTTTGTCAGTCATGACCATATCACATTCAGGTGTCGAGTTTTCTTCGAATGATTTTCTGATTTGAGCTGGAAGAGAATCGTCACCTAGATTTCCAATAAAAAAATCATCGGTAATGATCTTTTTCAAAGGTTCTCTTCCTGTTCGGAGAGAATCACACAATCACTGGTTGGATATGCAACACAGGTCAGAATGTATCCTTCTTCAATTTGATCATCATCCAGGAAGGATTGTTCCTCATTGTCCACAGTTCCACTTACGATCTTACCAGCACATGCAGAACATGCACCAGCCTTACATGAGTAAGGAAGATCTACACCTGCTTCTTCAGCGGCTTCAAGGATGTACTGGTCATCAGCACACTCGAAGGATGTCTCAACACCGTCAGGAGATTGGATTGTGATATTATAGTTCATTGATTAATAAGTTTCGGATAGTTGTTCTACGGAATACGCCAACAGAACAAAGAAGGCGATAGATGATATTGTAAAGATTGATGCAGTCATTGTCAAGTTCCTAGTTCGAGATAAAACTTGGTTTCATCACCTGGAGTATTCTCGTAGATGGATGAGTCACCATAAGTTTTGTGGTCTTTGTATCCTACCATACGACCCTTAGTGTTCTGCAGTGCAGGCATAAAGGCGATAAGGAAGAAAATTGCAGGAGCTCCGATGATAAGAGCACCAGCAATTACATAATAAGTAAGAAGTTCAATCATCAGAATCCGAAGGCTCCAAAGAAAAATACACTACCAGAAGTTGCATAGGATACAACTGCTGCAACGAAACCCATCATCGCAAAACGACCGTTCATTTTTTCGGCACGTTCTGCATAGGTCTCATAGCCATAACGTTCTGCGTCAGTTTTTGAAACATACATTTGTGGCTCTCTAGCAAACATGTTTTGCTGGCCATACTCATTTGTAGTTACAGTCACGGATCTCTCCTGTGTGAAGTATTGTTACATTATATATGATTTCTTTACATTTGTCAATAAAAAAAGGACAGTCTCTCGACTGTCCCTGTGTTGATACGATCACTTAATTGAATCAACAGCCGTAAGGGCTTTCTGTCGAAGATCCTCTGGGAGAGGTACATATCCCAGAGAGTCTGAAAGACCTTGTGACTCTTCACTCAACATATAACGTAGAGTTTCCTTTACCCCTTCCTTTGACTCAGGATAAGCTAAGATCCAAGTAAGGGAGACAATAGGGTATGCATTGGCACCACTAGGGTTAGGGTCAGCACCACGAAGCTGATCGTCCAAGACGATCCGTGATAGACCTGCTGCAGATGTTTCAGCATTTGCTTTGACATAGTTACCATCTTTGTTTTGTAGTGAAACCTGTTGGAACTTTCCACCATTCACATAACCATAGTTCAGGTAACCGATAGCACCTTCGGTGTTCTTAATGACACCCGCAACACCAGAGTTACCTTTTGCACCAACACCCACAGGCCAAGAGACTGCTTTACCAGTTCCTACATTCTTCTTCCATTCAGGAGAGAATGCTGACAGGGAGTTAGTGAAACCTTTGGTAGTACCAGAACCATCAGAACGATGTACGGTAACAATATTTTTATCAGCACAACCAAACTCAGACCAGTTGGTGATGTTACCAAGGAAGACATCAGCAAGTTGAGTCTGAGTCATCTTTGCATCACAACCAGGATAGTTGTAAGCAGGAACGATAGCACCACCAGTCATTGGAACATGAACCATGGGGATCTTCTGCTTAGTATCACTCACAGCACCATCACTGGCACCGAAGTCAACAGTTCCAGCATGATACTGACGGACACCAGCACCAGAACCAACTGCTTGATAGTTGACTTGATTACCAGTTTCCTTTGCCATGTTTTGAAACCAGGCATTGTACAGAGGGGCAGGGAAGGTTGCACCTGCTCCGTTCAAACTAAAAGAAGTTTTCTCTGCGCTACCGCAGGCAACCATTAGAGGGGTGGCAGCAACAACTGCTGCGAGTGCTTTGAGTTTCATTTATCTACTATCAGAACTTATACTTGGTGCCGAATTCTACTTTCCAATCACGGGTGTCATCACTGTCTTGGAAAACATTTTCCCACTTACCATAAGCAGAGAAGGAGTCAGTGATCTTGACTTTACTACCAACTTCGAGAACTTTGAAAGTGTCATCACCACCACCATCGGGGTAAGATACACCAAGACCACCCTCAACATAAGGAGTGAAACGACCGAGTTTAGTTTCATATCCTACACGTCCTTGGTGGACTGCCTTGGAGTAGTCCTCATCGGTGCCCTTAAATTCGTGCTTTGATTCGACATAAGGACCAGCGAAAGCAGGTGTCGCCAGTGCAGAAAGTGCCAGTGCGGCAAGTGCGATTTGTTTCATTTTCTTTTAAGTAAATTACCTGTCCGAAGACCCTTTTATTATAACAGGATCCTCATAGTCTGTCTTTAAGATCAAGTTAAATTGATGATTCGTAAGACAAACCTCGGTATATATACTGGCTTAATTTAATTTTAACCATAAAAAAACCTCCTCATAACGAGGAGGTTGTGATTACATCAAATTAGAATCAGAAGTTGTACTTCAGACCCAGCTTAGCACCATAACCACGGTCGATATCGCT